TAGAGATCAAAAAAAGAAAAAACAAAGAGTTATCGCATCTCTACGTAAAAAAAAGAAAAGCCCAATTGCAAAGACGTTTACGGCATAGTCAAAAAATGCTATAATCTTGCATGACTAAATTATGTGCTAGAGGCAAATCAGCTGCTAAAAGAAAATTTAAAGTATATCCCTCAGCATATGCAAACGCATACGCTTCAAAAATATGTGCAGGAAAAGCAAAAGACCCTTCTGGTGTAAAAAGAAAAGATTGGGGACCTAAAAAAGCTAACGAAGGACTTATGGTAACGGTAAAAACACCAAGACCAAAAAATCAAAGACTTGTTAAACAATCAACAAAAAAAAGTAAAGAACAAGTTAAACAAGAATTAAGAAAACCTAGACAAGATAAAAAAGATCTTCCTAGAGGATTACAAATTGATACTACAACAAGTTCATATGGTGATGCAGGAAAAGGAAGAAAAGTACCTAAATTTAACCAAGGTGGATACACTGGATCTTTCATAAAATCAGATGTTGGAGGAGCTAAAATTTCTAATAAATCTTACGAAGCATATTATAAAGATTTGATATAATGGCTAAAAAAGGTTTAAAAAAATGGTTTGATGAAAAATGGGTAGATATTGGTTCAAAGAAAAAAGCAGGCAAGTTTCAAGAATGTGGGAGAAAATCTTCATCGTCTTCAAAAAGAAAGTACCCAAAATGCGTACCACTTGCAAAAGCCACAGCAATGACAAAGTCGCAAAAGGCCTCTGCTGTTGCCAGAAAAAGACAAGCAGGTAATCCAGGAGGAAAACCTACAAACGTTAGTACGTTTACAAAGAAATACTATGGGGGTATGATAGATTTATGAGTAAAAAATATACATTTAGTATGGTTGTTGTTAAACCAACAGGAAAAGGCGGTAAGCCATTAAAACCAAAAGAAATTAAACCTAAAAAGAAAAGAGAGGGCGGAATGAGTAACAAGTCAAAAGATCCTAAAGTTAAAAAAATTGGTATAGGAACTGGAAAAGCAAAAGACTATCCAGGAATGAAAAAAATTATTGAAATGAATAAAAAAGGAAAAAAAAGATTTTCTAAAGGAGGCGAGATGCTTAAAGGCGGACAAAGAAAATTAGATGCAAACAAAGATGGTAAAATATCTGGTGAAGATTTTAAATTAATTAGAAGAGAAAAACCTGAAATGAAACCTATTAAAAGATCTATGGGCAGCACATCGACTGAAGGTAATATCAAACATGGAAAACTTAAATCACAAAAAGAGTTAAAAAAAATAACAGATAGTGATGAATATAAAAAATCTGATTATCAAACAAAAAATAAAATGTTGAATGTAGCAACTCAAAGTAAAGGTGGCGAAATGATGAAAGCTAAAAAAGGCAAAATGATGAAGACTATTCATTCTACAGATCACCCCGATGTAAAAATGACTCAAAAACTTTATGCAAAAAATAAAATTTATGCGGGATCAAAAGAAGAAGTTGCTAAAAATTTAGACAAGATACAAAATAAAATAGCTAAAGAAAGAACTAAAACAGAAGGATCTTTTTCTAAAGGTGGTGAAATGAAAAAAGGTTATGGAGCTGCTAGACAATCTGGTATGGGTTTACAAGATGAAAATTTAGTTCCAGGTAAGTCAATGGATTACTATAAAGACTTAATATAATAAAGGATATGCATGGCAACATCAGGAACTACAGCATTCGATTTAGATATAGACGAAATTATAGAGGAGTCTTATAACAGATGTGGTGTAAGAACTAATTCTGGAGACGATTTAAAAAGAGCAAGAAGAAATTTAAATATTTTATTTTCAGAGTGGGGTAATCGTGGCGTTCATCTTTGGAAAGTTGAATTACAAACACAAGCATTAACTGCAGGTACAATTTCTTATACTGTACCAACAAATGTATCAGATGTGTTAGAAGCTTACATTTCAACTACTTCAGGGATAACAACATCAACAAATGATATTGCATTAACAAAAATAGACAGGTCAGCTTATGCTGCTTTACCTAATAAAGGTTCACAAGGTCAACCTTCTCAATATTTTGTTGATAGACAAACAACACCAGTTATTAATTTATATATTGCACCAGATGCATCAACTTATACTCATTTAAAATATTACACTATTAATAGAATTGAAGATGCTGGTTCTTACACAAACACAGGAGATATAGCTTACAGATTTATTCCATGCATGATTTCAGGTCTTGCTTATTACATTTCTTTTTTAAAAAACCCACAAGCAACACAGGGTTTAAGATTAGTTTATGAAGATGAATTACAAAGAGCTTTAAACGAAGATGGTCAAAGAACTTCTGTTTATATTTCACCTCAAAACTTTTATGGAGATGGTGTATAATGGCAACAAGAGCATCGGGTAAATATGCATTAGCAATTTCAGATAGATCTGGTCAAGCATTCCCATATAGAGAAATGGTCAAAGAATGGACAGGTGCTTTTGTTCATAGATCTGAATTTGAACCTAAACACCCACAGCTAGATCCTAGAAATAGAGGTGCAGATGGTGTAGCATTAATGAACGCAAGACCACAAACTTTTACAGTTTTATCTGGTGGAGGTGGAGGAATTGTTGCTAATTTAACATTACCTGGAGACTTTGCTTTTAACTCTAACGGTATGCAACCTGATGATGGTTCTGCACAAAATAGAGGAAGACAAGCAATTTCTAATGTAGGTCAAGTAACCATAGGTATTACGTAATGGCGATAAGTTATTCAGATTTTTTAACACAAGTAAGAAACTACACAGAAGTAGATTCTAATGTTTTATCTGATTCTTTATTAGATCAATTCATTAGAAACATTGAATTAGATATTGCAGGTAAAGTAGATTATGATGATTTAAGAAAATATTCTACTGCAAATTTGGTAGCTGGTCAAAGATATATTAACAGACCAGGAGATGAATTAATCATAAGATCTCTACAAGTATTTAATACAACTAATGCATCAGGAACAAGAACTTTTTTAGATAAAAGAGATACTAGTTTTATAACAGAATATAATGGATCGGGTGCTACAGGATTACCTAAATATTACGCAAACTGGAATGAAAATGTATTTTTAGTAGCTCCAACTCCTGATCAAAACTATTTAGTACAATTAAATTATATTATTGACCCACCTCATTTTACATCAAGTAATAATACTTTTATCGCTCAATACCAAGATGCGTTGTTATTATATGGTGTTTTAGTAGAATCTTTTTCTTACCTAAAAGGGCCTATGGATATGTACAACCTCTATAAAAGCAAGTATGATGAGAGTATACAAGCTTTTGCTTTACAACAAATGGGTAGAAGACGTAGAGACGAATACGATGACGGGGTTCCAAGAATAAAAGTTCCTTCGCCATCGCCATAAAATTTTATAGGAGGAAAATATGGCAATTACAACAAATGCAATATGTAACTCTTTTAAGGAAGATACACTTAAAGGTTTACATGATTTTACACCTACAACAGGTGACGTTTTTAAACTAGCTTTATATGATTCATCAGCTTCAATTGGTGCTGACACAACTTCTTATGCAGTAGGAATTGCTGGACAAGTAGGAGACACTGGTCAGTACGTTGCAGGTGGTGGAGCGTTAGTAAACGCTTTAGTATCAGTTAATGGAACAACAGCTTTTGTTGACTTTGATGATTTATCATTTACTGGAGTAACTTTAACTGCAAGAGGTGCATTAGTTTATAATACATCTGAAACTTCAAAAGCAGTTGCAGTTTTAGACTTTGGTGGAGATAAAACAGCTACAGCGGGAACATTTACAATTCAGTTTCCAGACGCAAATGATACACAAGCTATAATAAGAATAAGCTAAAGTAAGAGGTTTTTAAAATGGCATCAACTTCTTCTTGGGGTGAAAACACTTGGGGTGTAGGATCTTGGGGAGAAGGTGGTGTTAATGAAACCGTAACCTTTGAAGGTTGGGGTGTTGACTCCTGGGGCAGTGATCCGTGGGGCGAGACTTCTGTTACAACAGACGTAGTATCCACTAATATAGGTTCAGTATCAATTCAAATTGATGTAGCTCAATCAGTTACAGGACAATCATTAAGTATCGTTACAGGTAATGAAGGTGCTTTCTCAGATGTTTCTGTTGATGTTAGTGGTATAAGTTTATCTTCGAATATTGGATCTGTAGAAGCTTTAAGATTACAAGGAGCAACTTTATCAACAGGAGTTGGTTCAGTAGACATTGCAGCAGATGGAAATATTACTATTAATGTTGATGAAGATGCAATTAATGCAAATGCAGGTCAATTAGTTGCTGACGCTGGTGCATCTATTCCAATAACAGGTTTAAGTTTATCTTCAGAAATAGGATCTGTTGTAGTACAAGCTAATGCAGATTTAACAGTTACAGGACAATCTTTATCAACAGCAATAGGTGATGAAACAATTGATTTAAATACACCTGTAGACGTAACAGGTATTTCACTAACTACATCTATTGGAGAAGAGATTCCTGCAGGTAATGCAAATGTTACTTTAACAGGACAATCTTTATCTACAGGTATAGGTTCAGTAGATGCAGTATCAGTAGCAGAAGTTACTGGTATTTCAATGTCAGCTAATATTGGTTCAGTTACAGTTTCTGCTAATGCAAATGTAAGTTTAACTGGCATACAGTTGACTACAGGTACTTCAGGGGCTACAATCATTGCATGGGCTGAGGTTGACACTGGAACCACCATTACTTGGACAGATGTTGATATAGCAGCGTAATAAGAGTATAGTTTAATTAGGAGAATTTAAATGGCATCAAGTTATTCAGACTTAGGTCTAGAGCTAATGGTAACAGGGGAAAACTCTGGTACATGGGGCGATAAAACAAATACAAACTTAAACTTAATACAACAAGCGATTGCAGGTTATGAAGCTGTAACTGTTAATGGCACTGGTGATACTGCGTTAGCGATGACTGATGCAACTTTATCAAATGCAAGAAATGCAGTTATCGAATTAACAGGAACAATTACAGGAAATATTACAGTATCAATTCCAGATGGAATTGAAAAATCATATATTGTTTATAATAACACAACAGGTGCTTTCACAGTTCAATTTAAAACTGCTTCAGGAACAGGGCCAACATTTACTGCAACCGATAAAGGAACTAAAATAGTTTATACAGATGGAACCGATGTTGTTGATACAGGATTAACTGCAGGAATAACTTCGGTTGTAGAAGACACAACTCCACAATTAGGTGGCCAATTAGATGTTAATGGAAACGCTATTGGTAATGGTACAGAAGAATTAATAAAATTTGTAGAAACAGGATCAGCTGTTAATGAATTTACAATTACTAATAATGCTACAGGAAGTAATCCAATTTTATCTGCAACAGGAGATGATACAAACATCGGAATAGATTTAACAACTAAAGGAACTGGTTTTATTAAATTTAATGATGCAG